CCCCGGCGTTAGCTTTTCAACGCCCGTGATCCGCCAATTGGTTGTCCCATCAATCACCTCGTCGAACTCTTCGATCTGCTCGGTCAGCGTTGGCCCAGGGGCGAAGATAATGACCTGCTCTGCACGCTTAATAAAATCATCGCTCAGGGTTGAATGGCCCAGCTTGACCAGGGACGACGGGCTAACGAACACACCGATCACATCAGAGATACTCGCAAGAGGAGCCGACCTGGGCGTCGTAGTGCCCTCCCAAGGCTTTGCGGAGTCATCCTTAGTAACGGCCAGCTTGATGATCGTAATGCTGCGACCCGCATTGCCAACCGCCGCCTGAGCCAGCATAGCGATATTGGTATAGTCGATCATAGATCACGCCCGAATGGTTCCGCTATTGTTCGACGTAAAGTCGGCCATTAACAGATCGGCAGCCGGGTAAGGGGTAATGACCTGCCTGACAAGCAACTCAGAAAACGTGTTGCGGATCTCGATCGGCCCGACTTTAGTTACAGTTCCGGTAAGCTGAAGGCCGCTGGCGTCTACAGTAGGATCCGGAAGCAACACAGAATCGATCGCGCGATTCGCATACAGGATCGTGGCGATCTTTAGATTGGGCGGCATCCCCTCGATCGCGTTGTTGTTCTCAATGTCGAATAACTGAACCCTCGGAAATTCTAACGGTTGCGGATCCGGTGAGAACCCTACCGACGCGGCGACGTCGAACGACCCATTGGCGAGTGTCTCGGTGGTAACAATCCCATCATGTAACGTGTACATCACCATACCCGTAACGCCACTGAGCATCACACCCAAAAAATCTTCGTTTTCGGCCGTCGTCAGAGCGACGCTCAACGCGATCAACGTTAGAAACAGATTTGCAGCAATCTCAATGTCAGTGTCATCCACAGGAGTCGTCCGGAACGTATACACCACCGACCCCACCGTGATCGTCTCACCATCCGTCGGCACGGCGGTAAACGTGAGGATCGACCTTGAAGCCAGATCCTCGAACTGGCGGATGCCACGCAGGCTGCGCGCGAACTGAGTATCGATGTAATCCGTTCCCCTGATCAAAGCGATCTGAATATCAGGGTCGGACTCGGTAGGCGTTGAACCTCGATCAATGAAATAATCTTTGTACTCTTGCAGAGCCACATTGGATGTCGCACCAATCACACCGCTGCCGTCTTCAACCACAAATGCCATGACATTTTCCTACTGCGTTATATGTGGAAGGAACTCGAAAGTTGATTTGGCGATGGTTCTCTTGCCGCCTCCATCCGTCATCTGTATGTCATAGAAGTAGACGGCAGGTATCTGATCGGATTGCACATCTGTAATCGGAAATTCTATGGAGCCGCTCAAAGGATTTACTAAAGTAGCGGTGAGCTGAAAAAGATTATTTCCAGCGCCGACCGGTGACGTACTTGGGTCCACTGTTAGCAAAAATGTAGCCCCGGTAATGTCTACTACCCTGCCGTTCTTGTCCTTCACGATGAATGGAATCGTTACGCTATCACCTCTGGTGTAGCACAATGCTATATTTGCTGGTTTTGTGGAGGCCATTTATATATTTATGTCATTCGATCGGTTGATGAGAATTATATCATTGCTGCGATCCTGAAGTATTATAACCTGGCTTTCGACCATGATCTCAACCCCCGCGCCTGGTAGAGACAAGTTTCCGACCAGGGTGGTCGATCCTACCATAGTGCCCATTAGCGATACCGCTATGTTTAGGTCGCCCAATAAGGACGAGGCTCCAGGGATTACACCCGCCAGTGGGATTGCGACAGGCAGTTCACCAACCAGAGTCGATGTCCCAGGAATGGTTCCCGCCAGGGAGATCGCAACGGGCAATTCTCCAGTTAGATTCGAAGCACCGGGAATTGCACCTGCGAGAGATATCGAGACCGGAAGTATACCCGAGAATGTGGAAGTTGCAGCGATGACGCCTGATAACTCAACCGCGCCAGCCAAAGTTAACGTGCCTGCAAGGGTGGAGGTTCCCGTGATGACACCGGCTAGGGCGGTCGCCACAGCAAGGTCGCCTACAAGGGTGGATGCACCTGGGATTAGTCCAGCTAAGGAGATGGCGATATCAAGGTCGCCTGCGAGGGTGGACGTTCCAGGAATAGCCCCGATGAGAGATATTGCAATGGGCAATTCACCCGCCAGTGTAGAGGCACCAGCGATTACACCAGCAAGAGCAACGACACCACCGGACGGCAACCCACCCGGCTGGATGGCATTGAAATCAAACGCACGGCTCGAAAACCTTGCAAAGTTTTGAGCGTAGCCGGACTTGTTATTTTCCCACCGCAGGATCATGGCGTGGTCTGGATCGTAAGGAATCGATCAGCGGCACCGGTTGCCGTGAACCGGAACATGATCATATCGCCATTCAAATCAGCTGCTGATGCATCGAATTGATAGGTGCCATTGGCTACTTCGGCAAATGACCCGGTGACCGCCCCATATGCGGCACCGTCGATCGACCTGGTACCAGAAATCGTTAATCCAGTTTCGGGCGTTACATTATCGGTTGCATCAACCATCAGGAATGGAATGTCGCTGAAGGCGGTGTTCTTCTTGACGCCGATTGGGTTAGTTAGCTGAATTTCAATATTCAACTGAGCCATATTGGCAGCGCCCTTGAGCACCATCCCCACAAAGCCCGCGCCAGTCGCCAGCGCCGCGTTCGGAATTCCAATCTCATACCAACCAGGCATGTCGGCGGCATCAAGCTCGATGAATCCTCCTGTTGCCCAAGTGCCAATCGTTTGCGTGGCGAGCGTAACCTGTGTTGCGCCTGTGCCAGCGGCTTCTCTATAGTAATGCCACGCAAGTCCGGAGGACCCGAACGCGAGACCTGTCAACCCCGCCCCGATCGAACTGGACGTGTCTTGTATGAAGATGAGATTGGTCTTGCTAGTCGTCCCTTTGTCAATATTGAGCTTCATAGATTAACCTCGCATCCCGCCGGTCATCCCAGGGTGAGTTAATAGCCCACCACCACCCGCCGGGTCGGCCGCTTTCCGTGCCCCGATGTCAACGCCTAACGTTCCATTTCTGTCTAAGGGAGAACCGCTTGCGGGGATAAAGTCTTCGCTGCCATTGGTTGTCGAAGTAAATTGCGGGTCGCCTGTTTGTAAACCATCTTCATCTGAATTGCCGGACGACCACTGCCCCGAAGTATTCCCGTTGTAATGGTTGTTGTGTACGGTCGCTAACGACCCTGTTCCCAGATCAACCCCGTAAGCACCGTTCCCGCTTATCGTATTATCAAATACCGATCCGTGGACTGATGAGTTGATTCGCACACCCGAACCCGTCCCCGAACCCCCGTATATCGTATTGGCAGAAACCTCAAACACTGAACCTAACACGCTCACTTGATGTGTTCCGTTGTCATAGATTTCATTGCCGCGTATCACGTTCACACCCGCATCTCCACCCGCCTCAATGCCAATCGTTCCATTATCGTGAACCGATGATCCAAACAGTTTGTAGTTTCCGCGCCCGGGGTTATTAACCCCTAATCCACGACCACCATTATTGTCTATCTCAGTCTGATTAAAAACCCAAACATCCGTTGTGCTGGTGCTATAAACACCGTCGCTAGTCGCATTGTCGATCCTGCAATAATTAAATACAGGAAAGACAGCAGATAATGTATGGATATTGTCTCTTGTCGCTTGCGTAAACCTAATTCTATTGAAAACAATGAAAAGATTGGCAATTGCCAAATCAATCAAATCGGTATTAGCAGGTAGAGATGTTCCGCTAACAACGTAGAACCCCGTAGTAAGAGCAATACCTGTTGTACCCGCCGCGGTAAATGTTATAGACCCGATTGACGTTCCAGCATTACTGTCAAAATCAACTTGCGCTGATGGCGTCTCGGTGGCCGTCGCCATCATGTAAACTTCGGAACCCGCAGTGCTGACCTGATCCGCAGCAAACTGTGTTGTTAGCCACGGATCATCAGCCGAATCCACGTCTGAGGTCGAATCGGCTGTAAGGCCTGAATCTGCGATTAGAAGAATCGCATCCGCATCGACTTTCGACGCAATCTCATAAAGCCCGGTACTCACACCACCCGCCGCGTTGAGCAAGTAGATCGTATCACCCGCCGTAAACGTATAAGAAGAAAACGCACCTGTCAGGAACAAGTGACGTTCACCCTCGCCGTTACCTGTATGGTCGTAAGTCGCATTCACCACAGACAGCCCCAAGGGGTCGCGTCCATTAGCGACACCCGCGACACTATCCGTACCGCCGGAGGGTTCTACGAAATATCGGTTCGTTACTGGCACTTAGATTCTTGGACTGGGGTTGGGTGATACCTGCAATATGGTGTTCAGATTGGCAAAGTTATTTGCCTCATAATCGGTGATGAACTCGGTCAGCCGGTTGATAATGTTGTTGTGTTGGATACCCGTGTTGCTGGGCCGACCGTCTGGACTCCGTGCGGTGGGATGACTTCCGTCTTCAATCACGTCGCTTGTGTTGGTAATCGTCGCGCCAAGGTTACGGGCCACCCACTCAGCCTTCACTTCTTTAGCGAAATTGTAAGCTTGGGCAAGTTTGTCCGAGGCTGGTCTTATCTTTTTGTTTGCGAACGTAATCGCCGCCGCGTCGGTAATTGCCATTTGAAATTCCTAATTTCCTGTTGATGAAATAATCTATGCCGGTAAAAATCGTGCCTCCGATTACTCCCGCAATAGTCAAATTAATTGAGAGTTATATCAAGAAGACCAATCGCGAAGCTGGCCGTATCACCGTTGCCAATACTTTTACTCGTGGTCAAGTTGGCTGAGCCTAGAAGGTTGCCAGAGGTTACAGCATCATAGATGCCGAACGCCACTACCGTGCCCCAGCTTGCCGTGGCCGTGACAAAGGTTTCCACAACACCGTTCGATTTAAGGCCAGCCCCCGCGTTGGGCCAATTGGTGGTGTTATTTGTGGATGACTTACGTGCGTAAGACCCACCCGTTACTTCTGTACCGCCAGCGCCCGCATCGTCGGGGGCAACGGTAAACAGCGCAATGAACAGGTTCGAGGGGGCTGAATAAGCCGAATTCCCAAATACATGATCAAGGAGTTCATTTTCTAAAAAGTCGCTAAAGCTCATCGAATTTTCCTTTATGCGTTTGTGTTCTGTGAGATCAACAATCGTCCTCTAGTACGCACATGATTATTATAACCGGGGTCAACCGGTGTCGGCGAGTCAGCCGTGAGAGACGCAAAGTCGTCATACGTGCGGAAATACTGAGAGTGGACATCTAAATCAAAAACATCTTCGTGACCGCTCATTTCGCTTTATAAAATCTTCGACTGTTAGCTTCGCCAATTTTCAAGCCTCCGTGCGTTCCTTTCAGAATTGCCGTGGTAATTGACCCAAGTATACATCCGCCCTAGCGATATTTGCGCCCGAAACGAATATCTGACCGTCTAAACTATCCGCCCAATCACCATTGAAATTACCATTGACTGCGATATTGGTATCTTTGATAACGCCATCGATCCAAAGTTTACCTTTCCCACTTCCAGGCACAACAGCAAAGACGATCCGATGAAGCAAACCCTGCAACGCTACAGGAAAGTTGTGCGTCAGCACAACTGAATCGTCTGCTACAGTTGAACCCGCACGGCAAGATACCGCGTCATCCGACACACCCACCGTTAACCTGCGGCCGGCAGTGCTTCCTAGCTCGACGTCTACCGTGCCAGCGACCGCCACGTCCGTAAGGATCGCTACGGTGATCGGCCCACCCCTTACAGGGAACAAAGCGTCTGTATCCAGGACAGACGGCGACGCAACGGGCAATACGTGTGTACGGAATAGCCCCGACTCAATTTCGCGTATAGATTTGCTCCGCTCACGCGCGTGAAAGAACCCCGCGTGTTGCCTTGCGCCCTGTATCCGTCGCCTATCGGTGAATATCCTTGACAAGGCACAACTCCATGCTAAGCATGACCCCCGATAAACCGACTAAACCAACGCCCGTGGAGCCGGCCTCCGAAGCTGCCTGTTTGACCGAGCATTAAGGGCTTGGTCTAGCTTGGACTTTGGGTTTATAGCAGCCGGGGTGACGCCCGTTTGCTTAAGTAGTTTAATTTGGGCTGCAGCCTTCTGGGCGCGACGCTCGTTGCCGGCCCTAATATACGTCATGATCGATTCCTGATTGTCCTGAACCGGCCTAGCACGCGAGCAAAGCGTGTTGAGAGCACCCACACGCTGCTGCAACACGTTGACTTCATCCCGTAGATCGGACAACACCTTTACCTTGGCATTCAATTCGACCTCAGCATCGGCCTTTTGGTCACATAGAAGCTCATAGCGGCTCCTGCCGCTTTCGTCGACAGGCTCAGCCTGGGCGGGCGGGGGAGCATCGGCAGGCGGCTGAGTATTAGGATCCTCGACCGTTGGTCCGGCGGACGCGATGTCGGTGCTGCCAGGCTGATCCTCGACGGGGGCAACAACGATGACCGGGTTACTGCGAGAGAACTCGGGAGCTGCCGCCGTGATCTGCTCACGGGTAAGCTCCGCGTTGCTAGTCAACTCACGCATCTTATCGACTACGGGCAGGCCGTCGCCGGTCCACACAGCGTCATCCCCGAAGTTGAGGCTTTGTAATGCTTGCGTGATTTCCATGATTGGCTCCTGTGATATTGCCGAACGTATTTCGTGTAGCGATTTAGACAAAGTCGTCTATGTCCGCTGATCCCTGCAGACGAGTCGTCGAGACCCCTTGCTTCATCAGGGTCACCACACTCTCAGATCGTTCATCGGCCCGTAAAGAATGCGTGCCCGAACCAGTATCAGTGATATCTACACGGTTTGTATCGTTGACCGCATCCTTAGAGGTTCGGTGAAAGTAGAAAGTATTTGCGTCGATGACACCCACGAAATATTGAGTATCTACGGCTAAGCCGGTAGGCAATGTTCCATCAGTAATCATTACGAACGGCCCATTCCCTGATACCTGGCCATGCCCAGCAAGCGTGATGATATCGGTGACGGCCACCGTAATAGGCGCAGAAGCACCCGTGCCGGCGAATACTAAAGCCCTGGCCGTCAACCACGCCTTGAACTTGGAGAGCCGACCTCTGACCGTACCACGACTAAAAGCCCCCTCTAGCTTCGCACGCCGAAGGTATCGCCGATTTGGAACTGCTACAGGTGTTGATGCCATGTCAAAGCCTCCCAATGGGTTAAACCGAAAAATCAGACAAGGCCGTTAGGCCCCGCCTGATCTATTCCACCCACCGTTATTCCTATGCCTCGCGAGTGATCAATCGAGCAAAACCAATCTGCTTACGATCAGGGTAAACACGATTCCAGCTAGCCGCGGCATTGAGCGGTGCGGTGCCGGTCGTGTTGGCAGGGCCACCATTGGCAAAGCCATTACCGGTGAACGCTAAACCGATCAGGTGAATGGCCCACGCCACACGGGTCGTCAGGATTTCCTGACCACCACCGTTACCCGCCAAAGGCTGGCGATGGGTCTCGCTGGGCGTCTCCGGGGAAGCCGAACCCCACGGCGCGGCACCACGGGCGAACAGCCACGAGTCGTAGATGTTTCCGGTGAACGGCAGCCCGTCGTCCTCAATGACCTCGAGGCCCTGGAACGTTGGGATTTTGACCTCGCCACGGGCATCGGGGATGAAGTCGATCAGGTTGTTCTTCTTCATGCGGTTCAAGACCACCGAGTGAACCATGACCACAGCAAGATTCGAACCCGAATCACCCATCGTCAACTGAGCGTCAAGCAACGCCTCGGCGCTGAAGTTGGTGACCCCGTCGATGAAAGCGCCACCGCTGATATCGTTGGTGAAGTCGCCCGAATCATTGGCGTCATTGTCGGCCAGGATACCGTTGATGGTAGACACGAAAGCAGCCTGCAACCGCCGCGCCCAATACGTGGACACGCGGCTGATGATCGCGGCCTGGGGATCACCCATGATCAGATCACCGGCCAGATCCATGCTAGACCAGCTTTGGTTACGCTCCAGGCGTACCAAAACCTCCGTGCTGGAACTGATCTTCTGGGGACGGGCATCGTTCTGGGCAGCCAGGGTAGTACCCCCACCGGCAACCAGGGTCTGGATATCCGCGATATCATCACCCGACACGTTGTCGTCAACGTTCGCCAGGTCTTGGAATGACGGGACGTTAAACGTCTGCCCACCACCGGCGAGCTTCTGATCAACGAGAGGATTCTTGACCAACACACCCGACTGGACTAACCGAGTTTTTTCCTCGGTCTCTTGCTGAGTGTAAGCGTCAAAGATTTCGGGAATGACAACGTCGGCAACTTGTGTGGCGGCCATGGCATGGCTCCTGTGTTAGATTGTTCAAACGCTTAATTAAGGCGACTGAACCGCAGGATCAGTCTGCAGAGGCGAGTCACAGAAACGCATGCATGCCATCGACTATTGAATTATTACTTCTTTTCGGGTCTACGTCCACCCACCTTGGTGCCGGCAGCCTTTGCCAACCTCTCTGCAGCGTCCCGGCCCTGGCCCTTGAGGACCTTGCCCTGCTCGGTAAGGTTCCAACCATCAGCAGTCCACGGGTTGCTCCCGATGATGCCGCCACCACCGCCAGAACCACCCGCACCACCACCCTTAGACTCAGGCCACCAGTCACGCTCGCGCTTCGCGGCGATCTCGTTAAGCAGCATATCGGGCGATAGCCCCTGCGGGATGCCTAACTGATTTTCCTTAGTCACAGGCTTACCGTCATCGCCTATGCCCATTACTGAATTAGCAAACATCAACGCATCAGGGATATTGCCTAGGCGCACCTTAGACTTGGTGCAGGCAGTCTGCATGTGATCATCGATCGTCCGGCGGTTTTGCTTTTTGACGTGGCCGCTGATCTGATCCTTAAGATCCTTATTCTCAGTGGCCAGCGTCTCCCTCTCCCGCTCAACAGGCGCTATACGCGAATGGATACGCGCCTCAACGAGCTTCTCTAGGTGCTTGTCCTGATCATCGATCTTGCCGGCCGCGGCGATCTCAAGCTCCTTGATTCGATCGAGGTTCTTGGTGACATCACCGTGGTTCATGTCCTTCCAAACCGATAGCTTCTCCTTGGTTTCTTTGTGGTTTTTACGCTCCAAATCCGCCGCACGAGTAAGGGCGTCCACGTCCTTTTGAGTTTTGATCCCCTCGATCCCGGTCAATACGAACTTGCCATCCTCCTCACTGTACAACTCGCGGAACGGCTCCGGGATTTCGTCAACAGTATCGTGGATAACCTTGAGCGGCATGATATGTCTCCTTGAACGCACCGCATGATGCGCCGATGTTCATCGTGCTAATACACATGCATTAGCTTAAGGCACCATATCAAACTTGGTTATTATTTGAAAGCGGCTGGATCCAGGCCGGCGGCGCGGAAGGCCGCAGCGTCACTGCGGGACAGCAGGCGAAGCGGTATCTCATTGCCGGCACGATCAACAAACCGGTCCAGTGTTGCCCCGGCCCTGAATATCCGGGCCTTGGTGACACCCAGCGTATCGTTCTGGAACTCCGTGCTCTGACGACGCAGGAACTGGTCATAGGTTACTTTTGCAGGCACGCGGCCGATCATAGACCTGGCCTCACCCCTGGCAAACCGATCGAACTTACCCTTAAAGCCACGCGGCAAGTTGGCACGGCTGGATATACGTCCTAATCCCTCCGTCGACGTGAACTCCCGTAACAGGCCACGCTGAGTCGTTGGGTTAAACGGTCTATTGCCAACCACATCCTCACCAATAACAGCAACACGTAGAGACCTGCAATTAAAATGCAGCGGCGGCTGCGGTCCTTCGCCAACAGGGAACCGCCTGCCATCCAAAGAACGGCAAATAGGAGTCGTTCTGCTATCCAGAGTCGCAACGTAAAGCTCCTCGGTAAACAGGGTGTTGTTTTCGGTAAAGAACTCCTGACGCGCGGCATTGCTATAGGCGATCGTAGCGGTGCGGGTTAACGCCGCGGCGCTACGACGGCTCAGTTGCGTAATACCATCAGTGCCCTGGGCACGCGAAGTGCCCACGACACGGCGGGCAATGACATCCGACGACTCGCCCTGCACAAGCCCGATCCTGACCTGCTCATCGATCCGCTGGATATCCGCGGCACGCTGGGCCGACGACCACCGCTTCAGCACACGGCCCTGGAACGGACGATTGGCGACCAGCGCCCTAAGCGTAGCACCAGCCGGCAACTTTGTTTCAACCCGAACGGGCAACACCGTATCCAAAGCCGACTGGGAGAACTTGGCCTCACCCACAGCAATATCAAGAAACGATTGGGTCCATAGATTATCGATTTCAGACCACGCCTCGGAACGGATGCCCCGGATGTCCTTAAGCAGACGATCGGCACGGTCGATGCTATTGGGCGTTAGACCACGGGAGCTACCCAGCCGGCCCCGGATCATTGCCACTAGATCCTCTTCGGTAGCGTTTAATAGTGCGATAACTTCATTACGGATAGAACCACTCGTCCGCATGAGAAATGTTTGATGCCTCACCAGGCTATCGAAAAACTCGGTATTAACCGTGTTGGGAGTACGGCCCCCCAATTGGCGATCGGCGTCTGCCATGCTTAAGCACCCCCATCACCTACCGCCGTTGTGGAGTTTGCATCTGCATTTTGCTGGGCAGCGTCCTGATGTGAAGCCTGCTGCTCAGGGGTCAACGCCGGGTCAGCATCACTACCGGCACCCGTACCCAATAGCGGGTCAATCTCATCGGAAATCTCACCAAGCTCCTCCTCATACGTAAGCGTAGTTATATCTTTGTCCTGCAGAATGCGGTGGACCGACCTCCAAGACAACGGGCCACCCATACGCTTGAATGTTGCATAATCAACTAGCGTGCGGCCTTCCAACTGATCATCAGAAAAGTCAATATTCGGATTGACCTTAACCTCATCGGGATTCGCACCCACCCAGGTCGCTGCGATACGCAAGATCGCCTCAAGGCCGGCGGCACCCGACAAGGCGATCTGTACCAACGTAGACGTCCGCGCCGACACCCGGATTCGTAGCGCCTCGCCACTAGCGACGTCGGATCCACGGGTATCGAGCAAGCGGACGCCAATCTCACCGGCCTCCTGCCTGTCGTTTTCGATACCGGTACGCATTTCGGGCAGGCCAGACGAATCACTGCCAATCATTTTGGCATCACCATCGGACGTGGGTATAGCGATGCGAGCGCCAGCACCTAACCTCACAGGCTTGGTGGGATCGTCGGCCAGGCCAATGGTGACCAAAGTGTCCTGGCCCTGGTTATGCAAAGCCTGCCGGTAGTCGGCCTCGCCGCGGTACACCGATAGCGATAGGTTGGACAGCGCCAACAAGGGCGGGTCGTCAGGCTCAGGCACAATATCCTTGGAGTTGATAATGATGAACGGGATTTCATCAAGCGTTTGGCCCCGGATATTGGGCGATATGAAATTCTCGGTGATCACCGTGCTATTACCGTCGTCAACGACCTGAACGCCGTAGGTGCTTTCCTGCTCATTGGCATCTAAGTCGCCGATGATCAGCACACGATACTTCTCTTCCTCTTTCCATTCGAACCCGTCCTGACGCTCGAACTCCGACTCGTCGAGTACCACCAGATTAAGCGACTGCTTAACCAACTCGCCACGGGCACCGTCATCCCAATTGATAATGTCCTCGGCGTCATAGGTAGCGATGTACGGCACGTCCGCCCCATCCTCCACATCCAGCAGCAACCCGATACGGCCAAACACAAGCTGGGCCTCGTTGATGCGGCGTAACAGGATCTGCAAGCTCTCGCCCTTAACCGTTGCGTCCTTAATCATCGGCTCGAGCGCAGCCGGCACTTCGATATTGGCCGGCTTGTGATGCATGATGCCGATCATGGCAGTCACCGCCTGGGCAACAAAGCCAGGGAATACCGCACGCTCTTTGTAGCACAGGTAATTATCCCACCCCTTCTGCCCAGCCTTTAGCCCGTCAATGGTTTGACCCGCCGTCGCCGGCAGGTAGTCCCGATTCTTGCCTTTGACCTGGCGCTGCCCCGCGTAGGTATCGCGCATTTGAACCCAGTCAGGAAACGTCATGTCATACATTGGGTGGTGACTATTGACAGACATACCATGCTCCTGTGGGGTGGCGAATTGAGATTACAACAGAATCTTACACCAATAACTAGCCAGGCACCCCTGACGTCGTACCCGATATTAAGTGCGAACCCATCCCGCGTAAACGGTAACGCGCCTCGTCAGCAATATGATCCTCAGACGATTTGTCAACATCGTCTGGCTGAATATCGAGCCTTGGTAACACCGGGATTGTCCTACGGAAATGCTCACAACGCTCACAAACGAATAGCCCGGCACGCTCACGCGGCCCCTTCCAGTTTCGGCCAGTGTTCGACAGCATGGTCCTGAATAGCTCCCAGCCGGGCACACGCGAGTAAGGCCGCTTATCGGAACGCGTCCAACGTACACCGTCATAAACCCGATTACCGATACGCACCGGCTTAGACATATCGTTGGCAATGCACATCCCGTTCTCTACCTTCCAAATCTGGTTATCGGCAGGGCCAGGCTGGACCCGGCCGTGGATACCCCAAAGAATCTCACGCTCGACAATACCCGCCGCGATGTCAACGGCCAGCATATGGCAGCCCTGATTTGCCTTGCCGTTCCAGCCATACCACTCGGCGATCCTGAAGATGTCCCCGCGCACCGTGCTATACCAGTTGCCGTCCGGACCCTTCATGTCCGAGCCGTCCGACTCAGCCCACCACCCCACGCTAAACGGGTGTGCCGAACCCCAGTCAAAGCTGCGATCGATCCGCCAATTGCCAGTGATCTCGAAATTAGGCACAACGTGTTTATCGGCATTCCACACGTCGCTGAACATACCCCCGGACACAGCATCCCAATCCTCGTACAGCCACGCTTGTAGCTGAGCGTCGTTTCGCGCACTCATGCGGATCACGTCTTCGTAGTCGGGCGTGCCTTTGAGCAAGGTCAGGTTTTCGCTAAGGGGGATGCTGATCGAGATACGGGAGCGCTTGCCCGGCTCCTCGATCAACGGACCCCACATATCCTCCTTGCGGATCCCGTGAAGCTGGAACCGCTCCTTGACCCACCCATGCCCAGGTCCGTCCGGGTTAGACGTTGACCGCACCTTGGCCGGCATACCGGGTACGACCGACCGTGAGCAAGACATCATCTGCAGGTATAGGTCAGGGCTGGGCCAATTGGTTAGCTCGTCATAGCCAAGCCAGGGGATGGGCTGGCCCTTGAACTTCAGGAAGTCGCTGATCTTCTCCAACTGGCGAAACATCAGGATCTCGCCAGTAGCGAACCGCCAATGCGGCGGCTTGGCGGCGTAGAACTTCGCGTCGGGAAATAGACGGGGGATCCAGTCGATGGATTCTGCGATGATCCCGCTTAGCTCGTCGAGGATCCGCCTGAAGATGACGCCGCGCCACTTAGTGCCGTAGCCGGCCTGGTGGCCCTCCCACTTGACCGGGCCGCAATGCTGCAGGAAGTCATTGGTTAAAAGCGCGGACTTGCCACCGCCACGATTGCCCCGAGCCAGC